ACCGAGAGCGCATGGCTGGAGAATGTTAATTTTTGTAAAATGTTTTCATTTTGCCCTTAAAAATACCAGTTTGGAACCTCTAGTTTCACTCTGGTTACGCAAAAACCCAACTAGCTCTCTGGAAAAAGCAACTTTTAAAATCTGTTAAATTTGTTAAACTAAAAAACATGTTATAAAACATAAAAATTAAATCTTCGAAACATTGAACACACTACAAGAACTATTCTATTTTATATACATAATACAACTCAATCATAATCGTGCTAAAGCACGATACTCTTATGAAACAATATACACCGTCTTGTTGAGAGCAACAGACGTCCAAAACATTTGACATATTTTCATTTAATTTACACGAAAAATTTTCTATTTTAATGTTATATATCACTACAAAAATTTTATATTCCTCACGGAAGAGTATCATTTTACTCTGTAAATGATTATTATTATATATAAACATACAAATAAATGAAAGTGAAAGATGCATTAAAAATTGCTCTAAAAGACAACAAGAAACATACTGACCGTGTAATCATAAACATTTTCAACGTAAACAAAGCACGTGACAAGCGATTTGTCAAATACGTTCATGATACAATGACAGACATGCTGTTGGACAAGCCAACGCTATGCAGCTCAATATTATTCTGGCGTGAAATGCCTACATTTATATTGTCATTCAACTGTCTGCTGCAGGATAAGACAACACAGCTGTTGATGACATGCGTATTACACACATTAAATCTGATAATTGAATCTGAACGAAATGTATATGCAACGGTATCAAAGATAAACACAGTGACAAACGAAGTCTTCACTGAACAGATAAAGAAATAGTTATTTCCATTGTTGTGAACATAGCAGTCAAGTAAACAGAAATACACTCATCATCTATACGGCGGTATATATGTAACTTTGACATAATTTCATATCATAATTCATGTATATATAACAACAAAAGAAATTTTGTTTTCTATTTTCATAATATTATAAAATTGCTCTGCTGAAAAAACTGCTATGTTCACTTTTGATTGAAAACATATTTTTAACAAACACATACAGGCATTTTATAATAAGATATTAACATCTTAACACCAATCGGAGCGTGTGTATCTTACCCATACCTTTGAATAGCACGCTCCGATTTCAATTGACTTGGACCTAAATTTTTCTAATTTCGCAATATACGAACAGTTTTCCACGGAGGCATTGTCAGCACAAGGTGTTGGCAGTGCCTCTTTTTTGTTGAAATTTACTGTATAAATATTCTATTTTAATATTATTATTACATAAATATACAAACAAAGACAAATGATTAAATCTGAAGATGTCGATAAACAATTCAAGCAATATGATAAGCGAACAGTCCGCTGTATCAAGATGCTTGTTGACGCACTTGAATATAACGACTCGGTTGTGCCAGAATATTATTATATGTCTCTTGAACTGCTTGCTGTGCAGTTAGACATATATTTCAATGCATATGACACAATGAAGAAAGATGGTCTTTTTATAAAGACAAAAAGTGGCAAGACCGAGCGTAATGCTGCTGTGCTTATATTGCAACAATCATACACAAAAATAATGGATATGATTAAGGAAAGTGGCGCAACATCAATGGCACGCCGTCGTATGAATCGTCTGAAACATGCATCAAAGGAAGACAATGCGACAAAATTACTTGAAATATTGTCAGAATGAGCACATATAACCGAAAAGCATATAAACGATATATCAATGATGTGTTGGATGGTAAGGTTGTCGCTGGCAAGTGGGTTAAGCTAGCATGTCAGCGTGCACGCGACTTTGAATCACGCGATGATATATATTTTGATGAAGCAGACGTTGACCGTAGAATAAAATTTATTTACAAATTGAAACACTATGAAGGTGACTTCAATGGACAGCATTTTGAGCTGCTGCCATGGCAGCAGTTTGTAATATCACAGATATTTGGATGGAAATGGCGCAAGGATGACACTCGCATCACAAGAACAGCCTTCTGTATGCTGTCACGCAAATGTGGAAAGACAGCACTTGCTGCTGCCATTGCACTAGCAACTATTATATGTGACAAAGAAAATGGATGTGAGGTCGATTTCATTGCAAATAACGTTAAACAAGCAAATCTCTGCTTTAAGCACACTTCTAATTTTGCAGAATCCGTCGACCCTACGCGCGTGATATTCCACCGTTACCGTGGAGAAATCCGCATTCCAGTGACAAAATCTGTCATACAAGTGCTTTCATCTGAGTCACTTGGCTTGGATGGCTTCTCATCTTCACTGACTATTTTTGACGAATTGCATGCTCAGAAGAACTGGGACTTGTGGAACGTAATGAAATCATCACAGGGAGCACGCCGACAGCCACTGATGATGGCAATCACTACTGCTGGCTTCCAGCTGGGACAAGAATATCCATGCTATTCACTGTGGCAGACATGCTGTGATATATTGAACAACGTCAAGCAAGATGATACATTGTTCTCATTCATAGCACAGTTGGATGAAGGTGATGACTGGAAAGACCACCGTGTGTGGAAGAAATGCTGTCCATCACTGAATGAAACAGTCAGCGAGGAATATGTCCGCTCCGAAATACAGACAGCACTCAACACACCATCATTGGAAGTAGGCGTGAAGACAAAGACGCTGAACATGTGGTGTCAGTCGCAGAAGACATGGATCTCCCGTGAGATACTGTCTGCATGTATGCATCGTGTCGACCTACAACAGTTCAAAGGTGATTATGCATATATGGGTGTCGACTTGTCATATGTTGGCGACCTTACAGCATTCTCTATTCTGCTGCCACCAAATCCAGAACGTGATAAATGGAAGACAAAATACATATTCAAGTCATGGCTGTTCATACCAGATGAAGCAATCGAGACGTCGCCAAACTCCTCGATATACCGTGATTGGATATACCATGGATATGCCATCCGAACGCCTGGCAATGTTGTTGATTATGATGAAATATTGCGCCAGCAGATACATGTTGCAAACGACTTGACGCTGTACGGTATATATTATGACCAATATAATGCAACACAGTGGGCAATCAATGCAACAAATGAAGGGTTGCAGCTGACGCCATTCTCACAGGGACTTGCTAATTTCAATCGTCCGACAAAGCAATTTGAGATACTCGTAAAATCAGGAAAGGTGATAATTGACAAAAACCCAGCAATATTATGGTGCTTTGGTAATGTCGAGCTGAAATATGATTGGAATGAAAACTGCAAGCCAATAAAAGCAAATCATGCTGACAACAACAAGATTGACCCTGTAATTGCGATGCTTGAAGCACTTGGTGGCTTCATGCAGCAGAACAATTATTCTCCGATGGTATATGATTTGGATAGCACTTCTTAAAAATTACTATATTGTATGTAAGAACATACAAATTTACAATATTTTATAAAAACACGATATGAATCTATTATTCTGGAAACGCAAGAAGGCAGAGCCAGAACAGCGAAGCAATTCATATCTTGAAAGCGCATGCTATGCACTTGGTCTTTCAAATGCAACATTGAACTTAGCGAACTATCCAGCAATGTCATTGTCACCAGTATACAGCGCTGTACAGATAATATCAAACGCTATCGCTTCACTGCCTATTGACGTATGTATAAAACAAGACAACCGTGAGCAGAAGCTAGACAATCATTGTGTGTATCATTTGTTCGACAACACGCTGATGACGCGATACACAACAATGAAGACAATGATGTGTGACTTGCTGCTTATAGGAAATGCTTATGCTTACATTAAGCGTGATGAAACAGGCAAGCCAATTGAATTGCGCTATGTCCGTCCAAGTGACGTTCAAGTTGAATTCAATGAAGCAAAACAGCTGCTATATTACAAAATTCCTAACATAAGACGCGGTGCTATTGAGCCAATTGACATGATACATCTGACAATCAACTCATTGGAAGGTGTTTTTGGACGTGGCATATTGTTCTTTGCTGACAAGACAGTCAAGCTAGCTAAGAATGCCGACAAAGCATCAAGCAATTTCTTCTCATCAGGATGTGCTGTCAATGGCATATTGTCATCTGATGCAATGCGTCTGACAGATGAGCAGCGCAATAAGATACGCCAGTCATGGACATCAGCACAGACAGGTGATGGAAGCGGCATTGCAGTGCTTGAAGCAGGAATGAAATATTCACCTGTTGCAAGTTCGATGCAAGACGCACAGATGATTGAAACACGATTGTTCAACGTGAATGAAATTGCTCGTTTCTTTAACATATCGCCTATTCTTCTTGGCGACTTGTCACATTCGCAATATGGCACGATTGAATCAGCAAACATTGAATTTGTACAGCACACATTGTTGCCATATGTTGAAATGATTGAATGTGAATTCACACGCAAGCTCATATTGCCTGTTGAGCGCAACATTTACATCAACTTTGACACAAACGTGCTATTGAAAGCAGACAAGCAGACAGAAGCGAACTACATCACAACACTAACAAAGAATGGTATAATAACAATCAATGAAGCACGACAGATGCTGTCACTTAATCCTATTGATGGATGTGATGACTTGATATTGCCATATACAGATGTCGCTTCAAACAAAGTGAATGAAACTGACACAGACAAAGACGAAGACAACGATAAAAACAACGATGAAGAAAATGGAGAAGGAGATAAGAAGCTTCAAGACGAATCTGGAGCTGAGAAATAACGATGAAAACACCTCACGACATATCTGTGGATATGCTGTGCGCTTCAATGAACAATCGCGATATATTGGATGGTATGAGACAATTGCACCTACAGCAATCACAGAAGAAACGCTGCGCTCATCAGACATATTCATGACATTTGACCACAGGGATGATAATTTCCTTGCACGCTCACGATTTGGTGAGGGCACTCTTAAATTAGAGCTGCGTGAAGATGGTCTTTATTTTGACTTTGAATGTCCTGACACTGCATTTGGAAATGACATAATGTCAAAGGTGCTGCGTGGAGAATTGGACGAATGCAGCTTTGCGTTCTCAATCGACCCTGAAGACAACACTGCAGATACATGGTGTCGAGAAGCAGATGGACGCACATGTCGCACAATCAATCATATTGCACGTCTGTATGACTGCTCGATTGTCCGCACAGGTGCATATGGAACAACATCAGTGTCAAAGCGAGCACAAGACAAGATTGAACAGCTTGACGCTGAGGTGCTTGCTTCACTTCAAGAGCGCATTGATGACATGAACAATATTGAAGCACAATTCGCTGATGTTACAGGCACAGAAGAATAATCTGTGAGACCAAGCTAGCGACTTTGCTATATTAAATATATAATAATATCTACATTTAACTATGAACTCATTAGAATATAAATGTCGTATCAATGAGCTCATTGCCAATAATAAG